CATGCAAGCGCCGAGGTTGTTCTTTGGTTCGAGCCATTGGTCATATTTTTCAATAAATTTCATTTCTTTTATATGACGTGTGGCTTGATGACGTGATGAGGCTTAGCTAATTCTCCCATTGGTCAGAATCCCGTGGAACATTCTACTAAGCCACGTCATGTGATAAGAGGGGGGGGGGTTAACACACAACTGTGTTTTGAAGTGTTGTGTGTTTTCGCTATAGTAGGTAATACTGGAAACACACGATCACGTGGTTTCGTCTACTATAGCGAGCCTTCGGCTGTCCCCCCTCAAATTAGTGCTAGGATGTAGGATTATGGCCTCCCCCTAAAGGGGGCCCCCAAGGGCAGGGAATATAAAGGAATTCATATATTATAAGTTTGCATCGTAATTTATTATATAACGATATTTACTGGAGCAGCGTAAGATACTCGTTTCAAATTAATATCCATCACCAAATGTAAATCAAGAGTACTAGCTAGTACAATACCAGGTGCTATTTCACCACCTAACCTTGCTATTCGTCTTTCCAAGGCAAACATTCGACATTTACCCATATCATTATAAGGAAATACAGCATTAGTACCGCTGTTTCTTTGCAATCCTCGCGCTATTCTTAAAAACCTATCAATATTCATGTTATAACTTCCAGTTAAAACACTTGTTTTTACTTGACCTGGTCCTAAATCGACCTTAGCTACTTTTTTCACATATTGAAAATGATAAGCTTCAGGTGGTTCAGCTAATACATCGGTAGTTGTTCCGGCTGGGTTAAATCCCCATCCCCAAACAGAGTCACTTGGCGGTAAAATTGTATTGTTATCACGTCCAATAAATCCATTTCCTTTTCCTTCATATGATTTACCAAATAAAGGAATATTATTAACGTCATCTGCTTCATCGTCATCAGCAGCAGGAATAGATCTGTTTTGCATTGCAAGTGTTGATGTAGTCTTACATTGCATTTTAGCATCACGTAACATTACTCTAGTTACGCGACCATCAACGTTAGTTTCCATTGAAATCAACATGGCTCCGGAATCGAATCCATTAGTTGCATTTAACAATTGTGCCAACACAGTGTCAGCCCAAAAACGATTCGCAAGTATTAAGTAAGAAGTATCTGCAGCAACCTTAGTTAATGTTGCAACTTGAGTGGGAGATGTATAATCAGGCTTCCATTCCAATGCAAATGTTACACCATCAGGAATAATGGAAGTTGGCATGGATGTTGTCCAATCATTAAATTCAATTTGCATTGCATTTAACAATTTTTTCAATAAACAAAAAGCTACTGCTTTTGTTATAGTTTGAAAAGGCATATCGTGATGAATAACATATACACAACGATTATCGGTAATTTCAGATACTCTTTCCTGATTAAAGGTAATTCCATTAAGAGCCAACTTAGCTTTGCTAGTATATTTAACTTTCCTATAAGATCTTTTCTTATATGTCCCAGAATATCGCGACTTTAAATTGGATTTTCTATATTTCTTGCTAGTTCCACCACTACTACGATTGTAAGCGCTACTAGCCACACTGCCAGCACGAATAGAGCTGGTAGATCCAAGCATAGTTCGCATTCGCTTTCTCGGTGTCTTTGATCTAGTTGCTGATCGTCCTCGATTTCCATAAGTCTTTGCCATTAAAAAGTAAAGAAATTTTATTCATTTTGAGAATAATCAGATAATTCAGACTCCGGTTCAACATAAGTTTCAGTCATTTCAATTAACTCTAACCTTCGTAAGAGTGCTTCAACTGTTCTTCCGTCAAGTTCTGGATACCATTGACTAGGGTGCAAATTAGAGGTGATATAAAACGAAGTTGCGCGCAAAGGCTTGCTTGATCCTTTAATCTCCACTGTGACCGGATACTTGTCTGTCCATCGCAATATGTGGGCGATATCAATTCCTCCTCGAAATTCATCAATAATAACATTGATTTGATCAACGTAGCCGCACCAAAACTTTGAACGCGGATCTTTAGCATACGCATCCGTTCCTGCTTCTGCCCAAGCTCGATGTGATTTTCCTGTACCAGTAGGACCGAAAAAGACAATTGTTTTTGTAGATCTCGGACCAGGTTTAGAATTGTCAGAAGCGATGCTCTGCAAGGTCCGATAATATCGTACAAATATATCTGCTGGAATGATGTCAAGGTTTCCGGCTTTGGCATTCTCCTTGACGACAACCCAATCGGTTCGACTTGCTCGATTAATGGGCTTGCTCCCAAATTCAAATTGTTCTCCAATTCTGGTGTCTTCCTTCCATACATAGGCTTCTGCTGCAACAGATCTAGTGGGCTCCCAATGACCGATGGTTGGAGCAAATGTTCGACGTACGTTTCCAAGCCGGCAGTTTCTTGAAAATTTGAAATATATCTGCCAGTGTTGAAAGCCTCCTTCTCCCTCTTCCTTTTGTCCTTTAAGATATTGGACGCCGTCTGGAAGGCATGGTACCCATGGCTCGTCGCAGGAGATTGTACCAATCCAGTAGCATGCAAGCGCCGAGGTTGTTCTTTGGTTCGAGCCATTGGTCATATTTTTCAATA